TGTGGCATCCCCCGCATAAATATGCACGTTTCCAGAGTTATCACTTACAGTTATGCCACCTTGGCATCTAGCGGTTAAGGCCGAGCTAAAAGCCTTGTGGCTAGGCAGAGGCCCGTAAGATGAATCTGTTACAGGAATAACATTAAAAACAGTATCGGACGATATGCTTGGTAAATCGGGCTGGTCTGGGGCAAATTCTGGAACTGGGACAATCACGGATTACCACCACTTACCCTCATTCGCATATTTGAACCTTGCTGGTCAGAGCCATCAGCCATATTGAGTTTATCTAACAACATCTCCCTGTCGGAGATAGCTAAAGCCCGAGCATCATAATTCTCGTAATAGTCGTATGCTTCAACTAAAGCACCTTTGAAATAAATCTTTGGGTGTGAGGTCAAAAGCCAATTAGTCGTATTTGTGCTACTTAATGCAGGAAGGGAGTAATATGTAAGTGTGGCGGTGTAAGACGCGTCCGGCGAAGGGTAAACTCTTAATTGATTGCCTTGAATAGTCCAGTATCTTGGTACGCTTGTAACCGAATAAGGGTTCCAGTTATCTGCTTGTGATGGCGTGGCGTAATCTAAAACCACTTTAGGGTTGCTTGTGGTTATAACAACACTTCGCACACGGTAGAAATCATCAGGCAAGGCTGTAAATTCAGAGGAAATAGTGTAGTCTGTTTTGCGTGTCTCACCTTGGCGAACCATAAGACGGTTTAATGATAATCTGATTTCGTCCTCTGCCAATTTAATCCAGCTTGGGCAGCGCGTAACCGCATCCGTATCCGTTCTATTTATTTTTGCCAGAATCTCGGTTTGCAGATTAGCGTAAGTATCAAACGACATTAAACCCTACCTTGCCAAACCCTAAACGAAGAATTATCAGTGTCATTCAGGAAACGATCTATTAAATCCCCTTTGAAATCACGCATTTGCAGCCCCCTTGCGTTCAACCACGCATGGAGAACAACTAAAGGCACCCTTGCGGCGTGATACCATTCCCCCGTCGAACTTTTCCCCGCGCTAGACCCGTACAAAGAATGTTGCTGTTTTACCCATTCAAGGGTCGGCTCAACATCTTGTTTTAACTCGTGGACTAATTTGCCTTCTTTTTCATCGACATGGACATATTCAACCATTTCGCCTTTTGCGCTGTCCCCTTCAATGCGGATGGAATCGCCAGCGGTTGGCTTTATTTTTTTGTCGTGGCCTATCGGCTCAACATATTCAAAAACGGCGTTATCTGGCAGGGAAAAATTAATCATTATGCCTCCAAAGGAGTGATGTTCAATTTTGCCCCAGCAACTTCTTGTAAATAAGCAACCGTATCGAATTGTTTGCAATTCACGAGAACATCAAAGCTTGGGGATAAAAGCATACTGTTAGTGGTTGCGGTGACAGAGCTGGATTTTCCAAACTTCACGTAAAGGTTACCCGTTACTTGAAGGCGGACAATCCTAGCTCTGTTCCCGTCAGCAGTGTTAGGGATAGTTACAAATTGACTTGTGCCGGAACTTACAACTGTCACGCCATCGGCATTTACGTTATAAGCCCCGTCTATCCCATAAAACTGCCCCATTATTTATACTCCTACAGTCAAGGCAAAGTGCGGCACTCCGCCGCCCGTTGCCGTTCCGCCAGTTGTTACGCGAAGGCATCCGCCGTCTTGAACGTAAGCATCAGTGGAAGGGGTTAAATCAACAGAAGTCACAACACCAGCCGCCGTTGAAACGGGAACGGTGATAAGACCACTAACAATGTTAGTAAATGTTGACGAACCGGGGACGGCATACGCAAGCTGAAATGTTGCAGAGCCAGTCGCCGTTGCAACGGTAGGAACAACAGCAAAACGCTTTACACGCCCCGGATTAACCAAGGGAATGTATTGGGTCGTGCCTGATGTGATAGCAGAGACATAAGATTCGTAAACCTTATCCCCTGCTTGGATTGGCGATGGTGCGGCCATTATTTAGACTCCTTTTTATTTGTTTTGTTTTCTGTTTTCTTTTCGGAAAGAAGAATGACAGCGAAGCGACGCTCATCGAGCATTACGGCGTCCTCAACAGGAACTTCATATTCTTGCCAATAAGACAATTTTTGATTTCCCGCCCAAGGCTCAAGCTCTGACACGCAAACAATTTTCACCGTTTTGCCGTATTGTTTAAGCTCTTCAACTGTGAATTTGCTTTTTGCGTATTTTTTAATTTCCGCTTTACGTCGGCTAGGGTCGTCTGGGCTTTCAGGTTGAAGGCGCATTTGTTCTAAGAGTGCTTCGTCTAACATGTTTTCCTCAAAAAAATAACCGCCCCACGGGATTGCGGGGCGGTGTCAAATCAATTATGACGTGGTTAAGTCAGCAACAACCGCGGAACCAGCTTCGTTTCGTGCAACAAGCGTGTATTCGGTTACTACTGCGCCTTTAGTGGCGTCGCCAGTTGCGGCGATATCAACCGTCTGCATTGGACGCAGATAATCAACAGACCACAAATCAGTCGTGAGAACGTGGCAATCACGGTCACGGCTAAAGCGGTTTGCAACAATCTGGTGCGTACCAAAGTCAGAGCGATAGATGTCAACAGCGGTGTTAAGCGTATTCGCGCCATCGCCAGCATTATCCATACGGGTTACGTTGCCCGAAAAGCTGGAGATTACCTGCTTGTTGAACGGGCCAACCATGATAAGGTCAGGGTCACCACCGTTTGTCCATGCTTGTTGAATTGCCGTTTTAAGCAATGATTCAGTCAATGCGCGTTGGGTGCCATCCGTTGCAGCGGTAGAGGTAGAACCAGAAGCCCCACCAGAGCCGCGTTGCACGTTGGTTGTGTACCAAGAGCAGAGCGAACGCAATTGACGGGCGGTTGTCGAGTTACCAGCAACCTTTGCCTGGTTTTGTGTCAGGACATATTCCATGTCACGACGCAATTCCTTAGCGCGTTTCATCAACTGATAAACCATCTCTTTTTGGCGGCCAGCTTTATTAACGGCATCCTGCGTTTTAGAAACAACAGTCGTTTTGTATGAAATCTGACAGTTGTTGTTAACGCGGGTTGTCGCAGAAGGTGTTGAATACGAGAAATCATCCCCTTCAAGCTGGGCGTTAGCGGCGGCAGCAGCCAATGAGTCTGTTTGCCATTCGTGAGTAACAGCAGACGCTTTTCCCGAACCAATACGCGCCATGAACGGGGTGTCGGTTGGGGAGATGTTGTAAATGGTATCCGCAAGGTCTTCACGGTTACCGATAGCAGAGTAAGTTAGGTATGTACCCGATACAATAGTCATTTATATTTCTCCTTATAAAATGCCCGAAAGCATCTCCGCTTTCCTGCGAAGGTCTGTCTCTTTCGAGGCGAGATTGATGATTTTTGTTTTTTGTTCCGCACCAAGATTTGCACTTGTCGCATTGGCGTTATTGCGCAGCGTTGGGATGGGAGAGCTTGGCACTTTCTTCCCTTCAGCTGCCTTCAAATTCGCCTGATGTGACTTCCACGCCATAGCATCACGAAGAATTTGCACATGACGGTGGTCATAAATATTTGCAATTTCTTGTGGTGAAAATCCGTAGTAGTCAGTTGCCGCCTTACGCACATCAGACATAATCTTTTGCGCCTTTCCCTCATCTTGAAACTCAGGGTACTTCTGTTGAAGGGTTGACCATTCATGGTCTAGCTTTTGTTGAAGTTTTTGTTGCTCAAGTTGCTGCGCGCGTTGGTTTTCAGCATTAATTAGCGTCTGGAATGTTTCAAACTCTGCTGCCCTTTGTGGGTCTTCCACTTTTAGGCGCAAATAATCCGCATCAGACGTAATATCGCTAAAACGTGCTGGCATAAGGTGGGTTGCGAGTTGTGTTACTCTTTTCAGCTCATTCGCAAAATGCTCTTGAGCTTGCTTTGATTGAGTTTGAATATCATTGATTTCACGCTCTCTCGCAGCTATGGTACGCGCCCTTTCGGTAAAGTGCGCCTCTCTCTCATTCTCTCGTGCGACAATTCTTTCTTGCGCCCAAGTGGGAAGTGATTTGAAGGCTTCTTTATCGTCAGACGGCCAACTGATAGGCGGCTCAATGGCCTGACTTTCGTCAGGTTTGTCCAGCTCTACTTTGTCGGTCTTTTCTTGACCCTCCCCAATGGCTTCCTCTGGAAGTTTGGGATCGGCGGATGGGTCTTGTTCTTCGCCGGAATCTTGTTCAATTATATTCATCGCCTTATCTAGGCGGTCATTAAAACTTTCAGCAGTTTGCGGTGACGCAATGGCGGCATCAGTCATCTATTTCCTCTTGTTGTTGGGGTTGGTCGCGTTCGGCTTTTGCCTCTTCAAAACGCGCATTCGCCACGAGTGATTCCAAGTTTTCAGTCAGGGCATCGATGGCCCGTAGCAAATTGTAGTTTTCCTCTCGCGTGGTGACTTGGCTCGGCTCTGTTTTGGCCCAATCCCTGTAGGCTTTCAGGCGAACTGTATCCATGATGAGGATGAAATCAGGGTTTTCGAGAAGCGTTTGCGCCGCCCGACCTTTACGAACAATCTCTTCGTTCATTAAATCTCGCTTGTATTGATTTTGTTATCGGCCCGAATGGCAATGTCTTTTGTCGTGGTGTATTTCAAAGCCTCAAGCTCGATATTCTTTATTGCCAAATCCACCAATTTCATTTCGTAATCAACCTGCTTGGCTTTAATGGACGAATCAGCGTTAGACTTTGCACTTTCTGCCTGCGCTTGTGCTTGCAATGCCTTTGATTGCAATTCCTGCATCTGCACTTGTTGCTCCGGTGTAGGTGGTGGCGGTGGCGGTGGCTGATAACCTTTCGGGTCGCTGTAATATGGATCAGGCGTTTTCCAGCCAACAGCTTCAACCAATTTGCAAAGTTTGTTATATACATTATCCAGTTTAACAATCGGGCCATTAACGCCGCCCTGCATCTGGATGATTTGCTGGTCAATCTGCAAGAGTTGTTGAGCAATCATTGCCTGTTGTGTTTTTGAACCAAGTCCTATTCCAACCGTGGCGGAAACATCCATCCGGTCTTTCCAATCCCGTGGGTCAACTTGAACCCACTTTCCGCGAAGACGGACTGTTCTTGGAACGTCCTGGTACTGGCAAACCAATCTAAACAACGTCCTAAATAACCGCTTAACGCCCGTTTCCGCAAAGATACGGCACATCAACTCAAGGCGTTGTTGGTTGTTGTTGTTCAGAATATCCGCGCCCGTTGCAGAAGAATTTAGAATATTCTGGTTTAATCCGGCAGACATTTGACTAATACCTGTCCGCTTTTCTTTCACATCGTCAATGTAACTGACAACCTGCATAGCCTCCGCACTAACCAAAGTGGCGGGAATAGGAATAAGTGCGTCGGCGCGTTTTAGGCGAACAATACCGCCGGGGCGCGTGTCCAAAAGGTCATCCATGTTGGCTTGACCATCAACAACACCAAGGCGCGGGGAGTTGGCGAGATATGTGCTATCCAATATCCCGCGAATAAGCGCGGTCTTTATATCCTGAATGTCTTTGACTTTATCAAACAAAGACTGACCATAAAACTTATGCGGCTCTGGGTCAGGTGTTAAATCTGCAAACGGGTGGTCATCAACTTCGTTATTGGCTAATAAAATCCCGCCGCTTGCCTCACCAGCAATAAATACTTGCCGCCATTCGGCTATTCCATCCCCGTCATAATCACACTTGATATAGGCTTCCGTTACCCATACTTTGCGCATGGTTGGGTCGGCGTCATCATCGTTACCGTAAGGAATCTGGTCTTCATCGGAGAACCTTTGGATGCGCTCGCGGGTGTAATCATTATCCTCGCCCTTTGGAATATTCATCACGGTTTCTTCGTCAAACCCACATTCCAGCAGGTCTGATATTGTGCGTTTCCCGCGATGCGCCAAGAATCCGGCACTGTATATGCTTACCGCCCGACGCTCGATGATAAACTCATCAGGTGCTACGTTCTCAACGCGAAATCGCTTTTCGGGCTTGGTCTGCGTGACAACGCAAGCATAAAGCATAATTGGCGAAGGAACGATGTTACCCATCTGGTCAGGAACCATGATAGAATCTTGGTATTCTTTTACGTCTCTAACCTCGATATTAGGATTCATCCGCATTGCGGAAAGTTGTTCGCCCGTTAAACCGCAATAGTTTTCTTTTGTGCGCTTGTAACGTACATCGTGATAAGCCTTAACAATGCCGTTTTTCTTGAGCAATGAGTCCTTAAACCATGTGTAAAGGATCATAAACCCTTCGTTTTCGGACATAAAAATATGGTTGATGTAGTCCGTGGCTTGTTTGCTGGCCTCTTCATCCTCTTGCCCGTGAGGCTCAAAAGCACAAACCTGTTCCCCACCACAAAAAACGCGCATAAGAGACGGCATTGCGCCGTCAATTGCCTCTGCAACGTCACGCGACACGACTTGAGAACGTCCGTCTAATTCATTCCCCATCGGGTCGCCGCGATAATATCTATCCGCGTCAATCCGCTTAGAGGATAGTTTTCCCGAACCATACCATTGATGGCTTGTCTCGACCTTGCGCTTAACAAGAGACAGCAATTCATCATCAGACATTGACGCATATTCCGGATTGTCAGCGTCAACCGCTTCGTTTTCAGGCTCTTCTGATGCTGGGTGGTTGAACACCGTTAGCGCATCTAGAGAATGCGTTAAATCGTGCGGGAATTGTTCTTCTTGTGGTGGCGTAAATGTAGGGTCATAGACAGTCGGGTCGCCCGTGAAGCGACTTTGTTTGTTTTCGTCCATTAAATTACCCAACTTGTTTTGTAAGACACTGGCTTCGACCAGTCAGATGTATTTGAAAGCTCTTTTATTAAGGGAAGGCCGATAGCCAAATAACGGAACGCATCCGCAGGATGTGACGCCCAATCGTGGCGCGGGATATCCCTAAACTTTTTACGCCCCTCGTCCCATTCACTTCGATAGTTGACCAATCCGGTTAGGCCACTATTGGCGTTTCTCTCGTCGCTCGTATTAAACTGGCAACGCGGCAAAATCATCCGCGCTTGGTTAATCCCATCATCTATAGATGTTTGCTTTGGCAGTATTTCCCAACCATAAAGCCCAAGCCCCTCAAATAATGTTTTCCACGACTTCCCAACCGCCTCTTTTTCAAGGTCGGCATCAGATGGGGCGATATGTGTGCCGTAAGTATAGGGCCGAGAGCGTAACTCATTGACATACCAGCTTGGGTCGCGGTTAAGCCCTTCAAGGTACCCGATGACACGGATGTTATTATCGACAACCTGAAAGAACCATATCGCCGTTGTGTTCCCTGTATCCCATGCCGTATGCACAGCGTATTCAGGCAACCATCCAAAAGCCCCTATTCTGCCCTCGGCGCGTAAATTCTCAATATAAGAGCCATAGTAAGAGCCAACTACAGACCCTTCAAAGCTACACTCATATTCCGCCGCGTATTGTTCCGCCGTCATCATTGACCGCGCAGAAGCTAATTCTTGTTCGTCTAATATCCCTGTTTTACTTGCTTTCAGCATCAGGGTGAACCATTCGGGATTACTTACGGCAGAATCCCACAATTCTTTGAAATGGTTGTCGCCTTTGGGCGTCCCAATAAACGTGGCCTTGCCTTTTCTGTCAGACAAAGCGGGTCGGATAACCTCGTTCCACGCTCGCGGGTCTTGGTCGCCGTATTCGTCATTAACTACGCCATCAAGATATATCCCACGCATCCGGTCGTAGTTATCAGAGCCATATAGCCGAACCCTTCCGCCATTCGGGAAGTCAATCCGCAATTCGCTTTCAGACGCAACCGTTCCGGGTATGCAAAGCCCGTACCGTTTCAGGTATTCCCACGCCACGTCCTTTGCTTGTCCGTATGTCGGGGCCACATAGGCAAATCGTGGGTTAGGAAGTGTACAAGTTAGCGCGTCTCTTACAAGGTCATTTATAACCCCAACCGTCTTTCCGAAGCGGCGGTGTGCGACAATAATAGACCAGCGTTCCTTCCTATCATGGAAAGGAATCATCAATTCTCGCGGCTTGTACGGAATGCGTACAGACGTTACTTGTCCCACGAGACTTTAATCTCACCAGAAACGGTTGTGTCTGTTTTATCAGTGAAAATCTTCAGATGCTTTCCGAGGAGTTCCGCGCCCTTCAATACAGCGGCAGAGTCGAATTTATACTCGCCCGTTTGGTTGCCCTGTTTATCAAATACAGGCTCAGCTTGAGCGCATCTCTCAATGGTGTCTTTTATGGTCTGCAGGACGTAATCTGCGGTTATCTCAACACGCGCTGAACGCTGATTTATAAGCTCTCGTATTTTTTCGGAAATACTAACATTAGCTAACAATCTTGCGCCCTGCTCATTAGCAGTTTTTTCGCTATAACCCGCCCTAATTGCCGCCTGTGTTGCATTCAGGTCGATGATGTACTCCTTACAGAACATCTCTTGCTTTGGGGTTAGTTTTGGTTTATCCGACATAAGGTTTTCCGAATTGTGTTTTTATCCACGGGAATCTACGGCAAAAGAAGTAGGAGTCAGGATTTGCAACCATGTTAAATCTGTGTGTCATTTAGTGACCGCACCCATTCCCTGAATTTGTTATAGAGTTTTGACCGCCTATCAGGTTGTCCGTCATTTCTTACGCCAATCCATTGCAATCCAACGGGTATCACATAAATATTATAACATTCATCCATCCAGCCTTTTACGTCATGTTTATTAATAACGATTTTGGGCCTCGCCTTGGGTGCAAGGTGTTTTGCTATATGTGCAGACCAGTTAGATTTCTCTTGTGAGATTTTCGAGTAAATACTGTCGCGCTCAGGCCGTGTTTTCGCGTTTAACAATTGTTTATTTAATACCTTTATAGCCTTAAAGGTTATGGCTGACTCATCAGCAACGATACTAGCCGTCATTACTGGTCAAACTCAAAATATTGAAGCGTTCCATCCATCCCTATGACGCTTATTTTTTCGCCCGGCTTGCACGAAAATTCTTTGTAAACACCCGGTATGAGAATAAAATCAGATGTAGTTGCAGTCGTTCCGTATTGCCAATAAGCGTTGTTTGCGGTTCCGGTTAAGACAACACCGAAAGCGATATTATTTGTTTTTGATGGCGTGATTGTTTGGCTGAGCGCAGAGATGGTCACGTTTTGCGGCCCAACTGGACGCATCAGCATTTGGTTAAGACGAATCGTCATGTTCTCTCCAAATAAAAACCCCGCCAGCGTTTAACTGGCAGGGGGGGGGGGTGTAATTCTTTTCTAAGACGCACGACGTGCAGTCTATATATAACTTAACTTTTCTCCCACGAAGTTGTCAAACAAATTCGAGTGGAAATTTTGCGAATTTTATTCCTCTGTTT